AAGTATGAGCTGGGTCAGCTGATCGTCTATGAGTACGACAGACCCAATGACATTGCCGTGCTAGTAACAGGGACAGCACCCAATTACTACATAGCAGGCTGGATACCAGTCACAATGGCACAGAAGCCACGATACAGACACAGCAAGCAACCGACTTGGTGGGTCACACAAATTAACCTGCAACCTATTGAGAATTTGAGGAAATCCAATTATGGAACAAGTGCAATTTGAGTGCCGCATTTGTAAGAAAGTGACACGGCAGCTCGTACATAAGATCACAGACAACCTGCCAGCAGGTGTTGAGGTTATTCAATGCACAAAATGTGAGGTTATGGGTGTTGCTCAGGTAGGAGGCACAGATGCATAAGACGGTGCTAGACCCAGCAAGCAGCATGAGATCGTTTTACTTCAACAAAACAGATGAACGCGTTGTCTTTGGTGACATACGCTCAGACGAAACTCATTTGCTTTGTAATGGTCAGACTATCCACATCAAACCAGATGAGGTTATGGATTTTAGAGCAATACCATACCCAGATGAAACCTTTCTAATGGTTATCTTTGACCCACCTCATTTACTCAATCTTTCAGAAAAGTCTTGGATGCGCAAAAAGTACGGTGTCTTAGACAAAGAAACTTGGAAAGATGATCTAACGAAAGGCTTTGCAGAGTGCTTTCGAGTACTAAAAACCAACGGAACATTAGTGTTTAAGTGGAACGAGGCATCAATTTTGGTAAAAGACATTTTAAAGCTTACAGATTATGAACCTTTAATTGGGCACCCGTCTGGCAAACGCATGGGAACTCATTGGATGTTGTTTATAAAATGAAAATACTCAACCTTTATGCAGGCATTGGAGGCAATCGCAAGCTTTGGGGCAATCAACACGAAATTACAGCAATTGAGTTTGACCCAGAAATTGCAAAGGTTTATGCAGATCACTTTCCAAATGACACTGTTATTGTTACAGACGCGCATCAATACTTGCTTGACCATTTCCACGAGTTTGATTTCATTTGGTCGTCACCGCCATGTCAGTCACACAGCAGCTTTAGACAAAACATTGGTGTTCGATTTAGGGGAGTTCAACCAATCTATGCTGACATGAAGCTATGGCAAGAAATTATCTTTCTTAAATACAATTTCAAGGGCAAATGGGTAGTTGAAAACGTGAAGCCTTACTACACGCCATTTGTACCGCCTACGGCTGACTTACAGCGTCACTATTTCTGGGCTAACTTTGACATTGCTGATCTAATGTTTGAGAAAGACAACCTTAGAGCTGCGCAAATACCTCAATTACAAGCATTGCATGGGTACAACCTTGACGGTTACAAGTTGCCCAACAAACGTCAGGTATTGCGCAATTGCGTATTGCCTCAGTTAGGAGAGCATGTGTTTAAGCAGGTATCTAATGTATAAGTTATCCACAGAGGTTATGCACAGGGTGTGCGCAACGCCCAACAGCACGCTCAATAACCTGTTAACCTTGACAGGCTTGGTACGCTGGTTTCGCTTGAAGCGAGCCGCTGAGGCGGTTAGCTCGCAAGGGCGCAATCGGCTAATGGGCAAGGTCTATGCCATTGCGGCATTGCTTTCAATAACGACAACACTAGAAGCAACAGCAGCTAATTATTCAATAGATCACTTAAAGCTCTATGCACATAGCAGAATTCTTGATTACAAAGAGTTCCAATGTTTCAATAAGATCATTACTAAAGAGAGTCGTTGGTCGTATAAAGCACGCAATGGAAGTCATTATGGTCTAGGACAAATGAGGTCTAAGCACTATCGTGACCTTGACCCATTTAGACAGATAGATGCCACAATCAAGTACATAACAAACCGTTATCAAACGCCATGCAAAGCGTGGGCATTTCATCAAGAGAGGAATTATTACTGATGAGCAGTGCATTACAAGGTAATGGCAGCACAACCAAGTGGCGCAAGATAAGACTACGCATCTTGCAACGTGACGGTTATGTTTGTCAGATGTGTGGTGTGGAGGAGGCAAACAGCGTCGATCACATTGTGCCAAGAGCTGCTGGTGGCAGTGATGATGAGTGGAATTTGCAAACGCTATGCACTAGCTGCAATTCAAGCAAGGGAGGGCGTTTTTTTAGTGTGCCTAAGACACCTCTGACCCTTCCTGTTCCTTTTTATACCAAAAACGACTCGAAGTCGCATGAAAACGACTGAGAAGCCCTCAGAAGCCCTAGAAAGGGTCTCAGACGGTCGCAAAGGGTCTGAACAGGGAAAAGATAGGGACACAGACCTGCAAATGCCTCTAATGGGCGTACAAACGCCTCGAATTCACACGCCGCTTAACGATTTGCCCTCTTTGGGGCACGAATTGATCGACCTAGCCTCTAGTTTGGGCGTTGATCTCATGGAGTGGCAGAAATTTGCCCTTATCCACAGCCACAAGGTCAAGCCAGACGGTCGCTGGGCTACGCCTCAAAACATTTTTTGCGTCGCACGTCAAAACGGAAAATCATTTTTGCAGCAGATCAGAATTCTTGGCGGGCTGTTTCTTTGGGACGAGCCGTTGCAAATTGGACAAGCTCACACCCTCAACACCTCACTAGAACAGTTTCGCCAGATGATGTGGACTATTGAGGCAAATGACTTTCTCGCTAAGCAGGTCAAAAAAGTGCGCCTTAATCATGGCGCGGAGGAAATCGAGACAATGAGGGGCACGCGGTTCATGGTGCGTGCTGGTGGTTCAGCTGCTCGCGGTATCAGCCGACCGTCAACAATCCACTTGGACGAGTTGTTGCGTATGAACAACATGGACTCGTACGCCAGTTTGAGGTACACCCTTATGGCGTCGCCAAATCCAATGCTCATGGGCTATTCCAACGCAGGTGATAACACGTCAGTAGTCTTAAATTCTTTTAGAGATCGCGCGCTTGCAGCTATTGGCGGTGTTGACGACAATATTGGATATTTTGAGTGGTCGTCGCCAACAGATGAGATCAGCGTGGAAAATGCACGCTATGCCAACCCAGCAATGGGTGTGACTATTCACGAGGACAACATCAGGTCAGTACTTAATGACCCGCCAAACGTGGTCATGTCCGAGGTATTGTGTAGGTGGGTTGTGGCAATCCAAAACATTGTTGATGCGAGCGCATGGAACAAATGCCTCGACAAAACAGTTGACCTTGACCCTGAGAAATTGACGTGGCTGGCTATCGATCTTTCACCAGACAGAAAACGAGCAAGTCTCGTTGGGGCGCAGAAGCTTGAAAATGAGTCGTTTGTCGTAAAGCTGTTGCACAGCTGGTCAAATGACTTGCAGCTTGATGATCGGGAAATTGCAAACGAATTGGCAGACTATGCACGCAAGTATCCGACTGAGTATGTGCTTTACAGCAGAAAATCAGCTGGCGCGGTTGCCTCACGGCTTGCACCTGCTGGCATACCAGTGTTTGACATGGACGGCGCGTATCCGCAGAGCTGCGACGAAATGTTGTCGGCGATTAACAGCGGCAGACTCAAACACCGTGGGCAATCACAGCTGACTGAGGAAATACTAGCTGCGGTACAATTGCGCCGTGGTGACGGCGGTTGGGTCATTGGCAGACGAGCCAGTAACGCAATAGTTTGCGGGGCAGTCGCCGTCGCCCTTGTTACACACTTTGCGACACGCCCAGACAATGATCTTGACATCATGGTTGGTTGATCGTATAAGCCTGTCAGAATTAGGACATGGGTTTATTCGATCTATTTGTGCCAAAGGTTACAGCTGCCGTCACAGCTGAGCCTTTGGACGTTGACGCATCTCTTGCGCCGTATTTTACAGAAAACAACAATTTTTACTTTTACGGCATAGCGCAGGCAAACCGCGCAGAAGCAATGAGTGTGCCAACAGTTGCGCGTGCTTTGAGCATTATGCAAACAATTGCATCATTACCGTTACATACTCGCAATGAGGCAACAGGTGAAAAAATCTCACAGCCTCGCGTTATCAACCAACCAGACCCACGCATACCAGGTTCCACATTTTACGGCTGGCTTATTTCTGATTTATTCTTTCACAACGCAGCTTATGCAATGGTCATGGAAAGATACGCCGACACAGGCAAAATCCGTGCAATGGAAAGAGTTGCACCAGAGCGTGTGTCAATTACTACAAATTTTGATAATACAGAAATTACAGCTTATGAGATCGACGGCAAGCCAATTGACCCAACAAATCTGGTCGTGTTTCCAAATACACAAGAGGGTTTGTTGGCTCGCGCCGGCCGCACAATCAAAGCTGCTGCCGCGCTAGAAAAGGCGTCACTCAATTTTGCCAATGAGCCAACACCGCTCATGGTCTTGAAATCAAACGGCACATCATTGCCAGCAGATCGCGTTGCAAAAATTCTTAACGCTTGGCGTACAGCTCGTGCCAACAAATCAACAGCATTTCTTAATGCTGACGTCACAATGGAGTCAGTTGGTTTTGACCCTAAGAATTTGCAGCTCAATGAAGCCAGAAACTATGTATCGCTCGAATTAGCCCGCGCGTGTGGCTTGCCCGCTTACTTCACGGACAGCCAGCAATCATCATTTACATACGCTAACGCTTTAGACAAGCGACGTGATTTAGTGGACTTTGCGTTTCGCACATACATGTCAATCATTGAACAACGCTTGTCATTTGCTGATTTCACACCAGCTGGCAACAAAGTCATGTTTGACTTAGACAATTTCTTGCGTGGCAATCCTTACGAGCGCGCGCAGGTTTATGAAATCTTAAATCGTATCGGCGCAATGTCGATCGAGGAAATTCGCGCCGAGGAGGACATGTTGTTATGAAAAAACTCATTACACCAATTGCTATAACCGCAGCTGACTCAAACAGTCGCACGATCACTGGTCGCATTGTGACATTTGAGGAAACAGGAAACGCATCAATTGGCAAGGTGCAATTTGCTAAGGGCAGCATTGAAGCAAAGTCTGTTTTGCTTAACCTAGAGCATGACCGCACACGCCGCATTGGTAAGACTTTGTCAATTGAGTCAAACGAGCAAGGCATTGACGCAACATTTAAGATCGCCAACACAACAGCTGGCACAGATGCACTTGTAGAAGCTGCCGAAGGTTTGCGCGACGGTTTTAGCGTTGAGGTTTATTTTGACGAGTATGAAACCTTGAAGGACGGCACAGTACGCATCATCAAGGGTGAAATGACTGGCGTTGCTTTAACGTCAGAGCCAGCAATTAGATCAGCACGAGTTGCTGAGGTCGCAGCTACTGAGGGCGACGAGGAGATTTCTGACTCAACAATTGAGCCAGATGCAACACCAACAGAAAAGGACGACGAAGTGGAACAAACCGTTACACCAGCGGAAGCCGTCGAAACGGTAGAAGCCGCACAGTCAGTAACAGCAAATGCAAAGCCAGCAGTAGGTGGTTGGACATCAAAGCCACGCCTAGAGTTCACAGCTGCTAAGTATTTGGAAAACACAATCCGTGCCTCAATGGGCGAGGAGTCAGCACGTCAGTATGTCGCAGCGGCAGATGACACAACAGACAACGCAGGTCTAGTGCCTACACGTCAGTTGACAGAAGTCATCAACGGACTTGCAAACACAACACGCTCAAGCATTGACGCAATCAGCCGTGGAGTTTTACCTGACGCGGGCATGAGTTTCGAAATTCCAAAAATCACGGTCATGCCAACAGTTGCCTCAACATCAGAAGCAGGCACACCAAGCGAGACAGATCAAAACTCTGCATTTGTAACAGTTAACGTTGCAAAGTACGCAGGACAACAAACATTTAGCGTCGAGCTACTTGATCGCACATCACCGCTATTTTTTAACGAGCTATTGTCAAACATGGCAGCAGCTTATGCAAAAGCGACAGACACAGCCGTACACACAGCAATTGCAACAGGTGCAACAGCAGATGCAACAACACTTGCTACATACCCAACAGCTGCTGAGTTGCTTGGTTTTGTTTCTCGTGGTGCAGCATCAGTTTATGCAAACACAAACGGCTTTGCTCGCAACATGATCGCTAACACATCACAGTGGGCAAACCTCATGACACTTAACGACTCAGGTCGTCCAATTTACAACGCAGCACAGCCAAGCAATGCTGGTGGTGTTGTACGCCCAGACTCAATTCGTGGAAACGTTGCAGGTCTAGACCTTTATGTGACAGCAAACGTCGCGTCAGCAAATGACACAGACAAAGACGACTCAATTTTGATCGTCAACCCAAGCTCTTACACATGGTACGAGTCTCCAACATACCGTTTGCGTGCAGACGTAATTGCGTCAGGTCAAATCTCAGTCATGGTTTATGGATACGGTGCAATTGCAACCAAGATTGGTGCAGGCGCGTTTGGTATCAACAAGACCTGATAACTAGCCACTAACTAATCATGCGGCGGGTTCTCCCGATCTCGCCGCAGCAGTCGAAAGGAAACGGACATGCCAGCCATTGTTACAGCAAGTCAATTGCGCACGGTGCTTGGCGTGTCCGTTTCACTTTACAGCGACAGTTATTTAGACGAGATCATTAACACCAGCGAGGACGTCATTTTGCCAATGCTGGTTGCAAACGTTTCAGGCATTGATGCTTACAAGCTAGAAAACAACGTAGCAACATTTTTTACAATCCGTGAGCATTATTTTGTAGCTGGTCAATCAGTAATCGTGACAGGTTTGCCTGCACCATTTAGCGCGACTTTTACAGTCCTTGATGCCGCGCCTTATTACTTCACAGCTGCACTTACAAATGCAGACGTCACATTGCGTCCAATTGTGCCAAACGGCAAGGCAACATTGTCAGGTTACTCAGCTGCTCAAATTTATGCCAGCACACCAGCAATTGAGTCAGCAATTTTGGCTGTTAGCGTTGAGGTCTTTCAATCACGCGTTGCAGCTGGTGGACAGATCGAGGGCGTGGACTTTGCCAGTTCGCCATACCGCATGGGTCGCAGCTTGACCAACCGCGTCAGCACATTGCTTATGCCTTATTTGGACGCTGAGACAGTGGTTCAATAAATGCCAGCAAACTCAATTGCCGAGACACGTTCAGCTCTAGCAAACGCCTTTAGCGCGCTATCTGCAAACGTGTATCCAAGCGTGCCTGAGTCACCAATACCGCCAGCCATTGTTGTCGTACCTGACAGCCCATACATGGAGGTCGTGTTAATTGGCAAGGCAAAAACACAGGTCAAATTAAATTTTGCAATTACAGCCATTGTCGCCAGCAACAGCAATGCTGGGTCACTGGACAATCTAGAAAAGCTCATAATCGGAATTCTTGCGGCAATGCCCGCAGGATACGTCGTAGGCGTAATTGAAAAGCCAACGGTGTTGGAAGTAGGACAGTCTCCAATGCTTGTCGCTGACATAAACGTTTCGACTTATTACACTCAAACAACATAGGGGACAAAATGCCAACGACAATCATAACTGGTCGCGATTTAGTCGTGACCATTGCAACCGTTAACTATGACGCACAGGCGACCAGCGCAACTCTTGCGAACAGCCCAACCGTCGAGACATACCAAACATTGGACGGCAAGGCTTACAAGCACATTGACGATCAGTGGACTTTTGACATTTCAATGCTTGCTGACTGGGGCGCAACAGGTTCACTTTGCGAGGCACTTTGGACAGCTTGCGAAACAGCACCAAACACAACTCTGGCAGTTTCAATGACAGCCGTGACAGGTGCAGTCTTTGCATTTAACGTAATGCCAGTGTTTCCAAGCGTCGGCGGTGCTGCACCAGATGCACAGACCGTTGACCTATCATTTGTCGTAGTGGGAACACCTACTGAGACATTTAGCTAAAAACTACTAATCGGGAGACAAAATGAAACTACCAATCACAATTGAATACACAAACGGCGATCAGATCACTTACACAGCTGCACCGCCAGAGTGGGTCAAATGGGAAAAGCACACAGGTCACACAATTGCACAGGCACAGGAAAAGATCGGCATTTCCGATTTAGTATTTCTTGCCTATCACGCTATGAAGCGTGAAGCAGCTGGAAAGCCTGTCAAGCCGATCGACATTTGGACAGAAGGTATTGCTGAGGTAATCGTAGGTGAGGCAAACCCAAAAGCTACGCCGTCGGAAGCCTTAGCAGAATAGTTTGGGAGGTAGCTCTGGCAACAGGGCTACACCCAGATGTTTTTGAGACAGCCGAGGACATACTTACCGTCATTGAGATTTTGGAAAGGCGAGCAAATGGCTAAAGATGCAATCAGCTATGACAAAGCTGAGCTGCGCGCCATTACTCGATCTTTTAAAGCTATGGACGACGAGGCGTTAGACCAAGCCAAAGAGGCAACGTCTGCCCTTGCTACCTATGTGCAGGGGAAAATTAAGTCAGCAGCTAGTACCAAAACGCGCAACCTTATTGACAACCGCGTTGCGGACGGCTCGAAAGTTTCTAAATCATCAAAAATTGGTGAGATCAGTTTTGGTTACGCATCACAGAAGCTAAGCGGTGGCGCAAGCACGCAACAAGTCTGGGGCGGCGTTGAGTTTGGGTCAAACAAATACAAGCAGTTCCCAGTGTGGTCAGGTCGAGAAGGTCGAGGGTCACGCGGTTGGTTTATTTATCCAACATTGCGAGCTGCACAACCTGAGATCATTAAACAATGGGAACAGTCATTTCAAAAAATAGTTAAGAGGTACAACTAATGGCTGGAAGTCGTACCCTCAAACTTTCCATACTTGGAGACGTTGACAATCTCAACAAATCGCTAAAAGCTGCCAGCAAAGATGTTGACACTTTTGGCGACAAAATGGGCAAGGTTGGCAAAATGGTTGGCGCGGCTTTTGCAGCTGCTGCCGCTGCCGCTGGTGCTTACGCAATCAAGATCGGCGTTGAAGGCGTCAAGGCTGCAATCGAGGACGAGAAGGCACAGACACAGCTTGCCGTCGCCTTAGAAAACGCCACAGGGGCTACAAAGGCACAAATTGCTGCCACTGAGCAATCAATCTTGCAAATGTCTTTGGCAACTGGTGTGGCAGATGATGAGCTGCGCCCAGCTTTGGGACGGTTGGTCAGATCAACCTCAGATACTGAGAAGGCGCAGCAATTACTTGCAACAGCTTTAGACATTAGCGCAGCCACAGGCAAACCGCTGGAAAGCGTCGCAAATGCTTTGGGCAAAGCTTATGACGGCAATACAGCATCACTGGGCAAACTAGGCATTGGCTTATCAGCTGCCGAATTAAAGACCATGAATTTCACTCAGGTGCAGGGCAAATTGTCAGACCTGTTTGGCGGTGCAGCAGCTCGTAACGCTGACACTTACGCAGGGCGCATTGCTCGCATGCAAATTGCATTTGATGAGGCTAAAGAAACAATTGGCTTTGCGCTGTTGCCAATTCTTGAAAAGCTCATGGGTTTTATTAACAATAACGCTTTGCCAATCATCAACGCATTTAGCGGTGCTTTTAGCCTTAACGGCAATGGTCTTGGTGGTGTCATTACAACACTTGGCAACATCATCACTAGCGTATTTACGCCAATTATCAATGGCATGATTAAAGCGTTTGGGTATGTTCGAGATGCAATCGGTGACAATCTTGACACTTTCAAGGAATTTGGCGCATTGATCGCAACCTATGTTGCACCAGTCATAGGCACAGTTTTGGGCGGTGCGTTACAGGTAGCAGGCAAAATCGCAGGCGGTGTTATTGACGTCATTGCTGGTGTTGTCAAAATTCTCAACGGCTTAATTTCAGGTGCGGTTGCAGGTATCAATGCTTTAATTTCTGCCTACAACGCAATACCGTTTTTGCCAAACGTCAGCAAGATTTCAACACCGACCGTCAGTGTGCCTACAATCAAGACACCGACAGTGCCAACAACATCAACGACAATACCTAAGATTTCAGCACCGTCAGGCGGTGGCGCAACGACCACGTCAAGCGGTGGCGGTGTTTCAACAGCTGCAAAAGTGGCTGCAACCGCTGCCGCTGCGACGACTGGTTTCATAGGTTCAGCTGAGTCTCGCGGGTTGTCAGATAGAGCAAATTCTGAGCGTCTTGGTTTAGGTACAACAATCAACCTGACCGTGACTGGGGCGTTTGATAAGGAAGGCACAGCACGCACAATCGTTGACACATTAAACAACAGCTACTATCGCGGCACAGGCGGCGCAACTAACCTGCAAATAGCATGACCCAGTGGACGCCAGTTTGGCTGGTAGAGATCGACGGCGTTTCTTACACTGACGCCGTTTTGGCTAACCTAACAATCAGGTCAGGTCGCACAAACATTTACGAGCAAGCCCAAGCAGGTTACGTCAATTTGCAGCTGCTAGACGTTAATCAGGCGACCATACCTGTCAACATCAACAGCAGCATTTCAGTACAGGTGCAGGACACATCAAGCTCATACGTCCCAATCTTTGGTGGCACAGTCGTTGACATTGCCGTTGAGGTGCGTGACGTAGGCAGCACAATGTTCACCCAGACATACAGCATCACAGCACTTGGCGCGTTGTCTCGTTTGCCAAAGGCGTTGACAAATGGCGTGCTGTCTAAAGATTTTGACGGCGATCAAATCTGGGAAATTTTGTCAGACTTATTGCTTAACACTTGGGCAGAAGTCCCAGCAGCTGAAACGTGGGCAGATTATGACCCAACAACAACATGGGCAACAGCAGAAAACGTTGGGCTGGGTGAGATCGACCGCCCTGGTGATTATGAGTTAGCTGCTAGGTCTAGTGAGCGCACAGACGTTTATTCTTTGGTATCAAAGCTTGCAACGTCAGGTCTTGGCTACATTTACGAGGACGCATTTGGGCGCATTTCTTACGCTGATGCAACACACCGCAGTTTGTACCTGTCAAACAATGGCTATGTGCAATTAACAGCCAACCAAGCACGCGCAGCTGGTTTGCGCGTTGAAACAAGGGCAGGCGACGTACGCAATAACCTGACTATCCAATACGGTGCAACCAGCAGTGCAGAGCAAAGTGCCAGCGACGCAGACTCAATTTTGCAATACGGCACGTTGTCTCAGATCATTTCGACAACCTTGCACAACTCAGCTGATGCAACCCAGCAAGCCAATTTTTACCTTGCATTGCGCAAAACACCGCAAGCAATCTTT